ACCGCCTCCCAGCCCTCGGTGTCGCTGACCTTCGAGGACGGCGCCCAGGTGACGGTGACGGTGGTGTCCGGGACGCCGAGCATGGCCAGCGCGCCCTCGCAGATCGCCGAGATCGGGCCGGCGAGCTGGTCCTTGAGCGATTCGACGCGGGAGAGCAGGTCGTCGATGCGGGCCATACGGCTTTGGCCGCTCTCGACCTGGCCGGTGGGGTCGGTGACGTTCATCGGGGTGTCGGTGACCTCGCCGAGGAGCCGGATGTAGGCCACCAGCGGGTCCAGGAAGACGTCGGCGGGGGAGCCGTCGAGCTGCCCGACGGCGCGGACGTTGGAGAGCTTGTTCATGGTGCCCGGGCGCGCGCTGGTGGTGCCGGAGCCGGGGGCGTTGGGGGCTTCGCGGGTGCTGCCGTCGCCCCAGTCGGCCAGCCCGGCACCCCTGGTGCTTGGCTCGGCGAGCTGGTAGCGGTAGGGCCAGCCGTTCCAGTCGATGCCGGACAGGTGGGTGGCCATGATCTTGGTGATGGCGTTCTGGGGGCCGTAGGCGTCGAAGTGCTCGGGCCGGCCGTAGGGGCGTTCGGTGCGGCCGTGGGTGATGGGGAGACCGTGCTCGTAGGTGATGATGTGCGCGGTGTCGGGGTCGTCGCTCTCGTCGGCGTCGCCGGTGTAGGGCACGAACTGGTCGTCGGCCCAGCCCACGCCGCCGGCCATCTTCTCGATGGACACCCACCGCTCCACGCGGTCCTCGTAGTACAGGTTCACCCGCAGGCGTTCGTCGTCCCCGTCGCCGATGCACCAGGAGTCGATGACGTACTCGATCTCGCGTTCGTTCTCGGGGTCGTAGATCGCGCGCATGGAGGTCGGGTCGCGGACGAAGATGTCCACCCGGGCCGCGGTGCCGTCGGCGTTGAGGGCGGCCTTCGGGTTCGGCCAGCGCAGCAGGTAGGCGTCGCCGTACTCGCACACCTTCTCGATGAACCGGGGTAGCTCGACGTCGAAATCGTTGGGCCCCGCGATCTCGTCGGTGAGCCGGTCGGTGGCGGCTTCGTCGTCGGCCACCGCGAGGGAGCGGACCTTGAGCCGGTTGGTGCGGGACTTGACGGCCTTGCGGGCGACGTTGGCGCGGTACTTGGCTCCGGACTTCTCGATGACGGGGCGGATGGCCTCGTTGGCGACAATCTCGCGGGCGGTGCCGTCGAACATCTTGCGGGCGAGGGTGTAGGCGGGGCGGTGGGCGTCGAGCGCGTTCAGCCCCTTGGTGAGGTCGGACACTGGTCCTCCGTGCGGTGCGCTGCGGTGTGATGTCCGGCGATCATCGCACGGCTACGCGTACGCCGAAGACTGCTCGGCGACGTCGCCGGTGGCGCCGGCGCCTGGCTTGCGGACCTCTTCCGGCGAGAGCCAGTAGAGCGTGCCGAGGGTGACGGCGTCCACGTCGTCGTCGTGCGCGACCATCGGGAAGGCCATCATCGTGCCTTCGGCCTGCGGGAAGTTGCTGACCAGCTGGCCTTGCTCGAGGTGGCCGAGGTGCTTCACCTGGGTGGGGCGGGCCTGGTACTTGTTCAGCGCGTGCGCGGCCCGGACTTCCTTCGGGTTGTGGACGTGGAGCAGCTCGACCTCGACGGGCAGGTCGGCGAAGCTCTCCTCCCAGAGCGCGCCGCCCTGGTTGTCCTCGACGCAGATGCGGCGGATCCAGGGGAATCGGTTGCACAGGGTCATGATGTGGTCACGCAGGCTGCGCCCGACCTTGCGCACGCGCTCGACGTGGAGCACTTCGAGGTGGCTGGGCTCGTTGCGCTCGAGCTGCTCCCGGCTGGGCCACGGGTAGCTCACGACGGCGAGGCCGGTGTAGTCCGAGGTGGCGGTGGCGGTGACGGCGGGGTCGACGAACAGGGCGCACCGGGTCGACGTCGCCGGCTCGGTGATGTAGGTGAAGTCGGCTTCGGTCCACATGCCCTCGTCGCCAAGGCTGGGCAGGTTGTCCAGCTCCATGCGGTACATCCGGGTGTGCTGGATGCTCTTGAGGTACTCGGTGCTCCACTTCGCCGGCCAGCAGCTGACCAGCTCGCCGGTGGCGGGGTCTTCGATGAGCGGCCGGTAGTGGTGCACACGGATGCGCTGCTCGCGCACCCACTTCAGCTCCTCGGCGTTGACGTCCTGCGGGGCGCCAGAGACCGAGCGGACCAGCTGGTGGGTGAGGCCGTCGTACATCGTGGTGGTGCCCACCCAGGACCAGATGGCGTTGACGTTGTAGAACCCGATCGCTCCGATGATCGTCTTCTTGCGCTGCTCGGCCTGGTAGACGCTGTAGTTTGCCTCGGAGTTCTCGACATCGTCGAGGATGATCACGTTCGCGCGGCGGCCGTCGATCGAGGAGCCCAGCACCGAGGAGTCCATGCCCTTGGCGGTGATGATCACGCCGGACTCCGACAGGTACTCGCCGATGGTGTCGTGCTCGGCGCGCTTGCCGGTCATGCGCGGGAGGCAGAACTCGGGGAAGTCGTAACGCAGCAGCGGGTTGGTGCGGCGCTCGGTGTGGATCGCCATCATGTGCTCGCCCGCGGTGCTGCTGGTGCGGGAGAAGATCGCGAAGTAGTCCTTGTGCTGGTAGCAGCCGGCCCAGATCGGCCCGATGCGGAAGTGCACGGTGCTCTTCGCCGAGCCGCGGGGAGCGATCCAGGCGTCGCGGTTCTCCATCGGGCCCTGGTAGCCCGGCCAGGTCAGAAACCACTCGTAGGACCCGGCGTGGAGCGGGGCGAAGGTGATGTTGCCGAGTTCGTCGGTGAGCCACCGGCGGTGGTACATGAGCGCGAAGGCCAGCGGGTCCAGCCTGCCGATGGCGCGCCGACCTTCGCGGCTCTTGAGCAGCCGCGGATCGTAGTGACGGTCGAGGTAGTCGCGCCAGTGGAACCCGGGCTGCCAGATCTGGGCGTAGTCGCCGCGGCGGTTGGGCCTCTCCACCGCCACGGCGCTAGTCCACGAAATCCGGGCACGACACCGCGCACCCGCCGTTCACGACGTCGGCCCAGCTCGCACCGACGCACCGAAACTTTGCCTCGGGATCGCTCGGCCCACAGGACTGCGCGTCGTCGAATCGGTGCATGTCCGAGCTGTGCGAACACCGGCCGCAACGCGTGGCTTTCGTGACGGTAGCCATGGCGCTACACCGAGATTACGCCGAGCGCTACCAGCGCGCCGGCGAGGGCGAGCACGGCAGCGATCGCGCCCCAGAGCCACGGCACCCGGCTTGTCGGGATCACCGAGCCGAGGGCGATCGCCATCACCGCGAGGCAGAGCAGCCCGAGCGCGATCATGATCCGCCGCCCTGTCTGGCCTGCGCCACGGCGGAATCGAACTCCGAGAGAGCGTGCTCACCCGCGTCCGCGAGGTCCCGGATGAACTCGCGTGCCTTCTCGATGAGCGGATCGGCGTCGTTGCTGCGCTGCCCGATCGCGCCGTAGGCGTCGCTGCGTAGGCCCAGCTGTTCGCGTGCGGCGTTGAACCGCTCGAACCAGGCGTTGACGTCGCCGAGCTCCCAGAACTGGCCGGCGGCCAGCGTGTATAGCAGGCGGGCGCCTTCGTCCAGCAGCTGGCGCGCGGTGTCCTGGCCGTCGAGGTCCATCGAAGCGGGCTCGGTCATCGTGGTGCCCTTCAGCTGTTCGAGGCGTTGTCGTCGTCTTCGAGGCGCTCGCGCAGGTCGGCCTTCGTGCCCGAGGTCTGCAGGCCGCGGCGGCGCGCCTCTTCCTGGAGCTCGGCGTGCGTAGCCGCCTCGTAGTCGAGGCCGTTGCCCCCGGTCTCGGAGCCGCCGTCCGCGGTGTCGGTGCCCGCGGCGTGGCGGGCCTGCCGCTGCTGGACCGGGACGTCTTCGCCGCGGGCTGCCTGGACGGCGTCGGAGTAGGCCGGGCTGCCGAGCGGCTGGCCGAAGCGAGCCTTCTCGGCGTGGTACTCGGCGAGCCACTGGCCGGCCTCGGTGTCGTGCTGGTCACCGCCCGCACGTTCCATGCTCGCCTGGATCAGGTTGGCCGCACGGTCCAGCAGCTGGGCCACGTACTCGTTCGGGTGCGCTTCCATGGTCATCCCTCCGGGGTCTCGCCCCACGGCGGGAGCGGGAAGTGTTCGATCCGCACGATGCGGTCGGCGGCCACCAAAGCATCCCCCAGCGTGCGCACGAACGCACGCCCGCCGAGCGTGACCACGCCGGCCTCGGGCGTGCCGTCGTTGTCGACGTAGGGCACCCAGTGCCGCTTCGGGGCCTCGACACCGCCTTCGTCGACAAACGCGCCGAAGCACGGCGTGCTCGGGTCGATCGCGCCCTCGGCCACGGCGGTCCTCTCACTGGTCTGGGGCCCGGCGCGGACCAGTGAGAACGCGCCGGGCGATGGTTAGTTTTCCACACCCACCGGGGCTGTGTCGCGGGCGTCTCGCGCGTCAAGCTCGCCGACCAGGTCGGCGATCGCGCGGTCGGTCTCGGTGACCACGGTGACCTCGGTGCGGACGGTGGCGTTGTAGCCGAAGAGCTTGGCCATGGCCTCGGCGTTCTTGAGCATCAGGTCCTCGAACCCGCGCACCTGGGCCAGCGCCTGAACGCTCGGCCCGTCATCCCGGATCGTCCGGTCGAGGTGGTCGCGGACGATCCCGCCGCTGGCCGAGTAGGCGACGTGCCGGCGGTCGTGGATCGCCCACGCGGCGGCCAGGCCCTTCTCCAGCCGGGTGCGCTGCTCGAGCAGCCGCTCGAACTCGCGGGTGACGTGTTCCTTGGCCAGCGGGAGGACGGCCTGCTGCGCGTACTCGCGAATGAGCGTGCTGATGGTGGTGGGCGAGATGCGCTTGTAGCCCTCCGCCCTCATCGTCTCGGCGACCTTGCGGTACGGCTGGCCGGACAGGCTCAGCTCGAAAGCCCGGCGCGCGCGGTCGATCGTCGGCGCCGGGGCTTTCGGGGCTGCGGAACGGGCCATCGCTAAACGGACCCACGTTCCGTTTTCGAGGTGCTGTGCACAAGAAGCATGTGCGCAGTGTGCCATACGCCCGCAAGTCCGCAGGTCACGCGGCACTCTGCCAGACCTCGGCCGGTTCGTCGGCCTCCACCGTGATCGGCACCGGGCCGAGCTGGGTGGTCATGCACTGCACCAGGAACCGGGTCGCCGCGGGAGCCTGCTCGGCGGGGACCATGGCCACGATCTCGTCGTGCACGGGGAGCACGATACCCCCGGCGTACGGACCCTGCTCCCAGCGGATGAGCGCGTCCACGAGCAGCTCGCGGGCGGTGCCCTGAATGATGTAGTTCGGGGCCTTGTGCGGCAAGCGGGGATCGAGGTGGATCACCCGTCCGGAGTACGTCCGGTACTCGCGCAGCCCGTTCTTGACGGCCTGGCGGACCTGCGCGGACCACGCGGCCAGCTGGGGGGCGAGGGCGTCGAGGATGGCCACGAGCCGGTCCACCATCGGGATGTCGAGGCCCGTCTGGGCGGCCAGTGTCGGCGCGCTGCCGCCGTAGAGCCGGCCGAAGACGACGCGCTTGACGTTGTAGCGGTTCGCCTTCGTGAACCCCGGCCCGTAGGCCTGGTTGGCGATCATGGCGTGGAGGTCGTGGTGCACGCAGGTCGCGCCGGCCTGGCACGTCGGGCACGTGATGGCCCCGTTGATCATCGCGATGAGGTTGCGGTCGCCGGAGACGTAGGCGGCGACGCGGACCTCCACCGAACTGAAGTCGGCGGCGATGAAGAGCATGCCGGGGTCGGCGGCGATGCACTCGCGCAGGCCGCCTTCGCGGGCCACTTGCTGCAGGTTCGGGCGGACGCAGCTCATGCGGCCGGTGTCGGCGCCGAGGGTGTAGATCGTCGGGTAGGTGCGGCAGTCGCCGTGCTCGGTGGAGCGGGACCAGGGGCGGATCATGTTCTTGAGCACGGTGGCGTCGTCGCGCCAGTCCATGATCGTTTTGGCCAGCTCGCCGAGTTCGCCGGGGGCGTGCTGGAGCTTCTCGAGCACGTCCTTCGCGCCCGAATCGTTACCTTCCTTGGTCTGCGGGAGGATCGCCCCGAGGGCGCGAAGCCGGGTGGTGACCTGTTTCGGGGAGTCCGGGTTCTCCACCCCGAGCTCGCGGATCCGGGTGAGCTTGGCCGCGGCGCGCGGTTCCCGATCGCTCAGTTGCGCCCTGACGGCCGGGCCGTCGATGGCGAGCCCGAGATAGGGGAGCTTGGCCACGACGCGCTCAGCGACGATCTCGCGGGCCATGACGGCCGGGTCTGGCTGGGGGAGCTTGAGGCGCAGGGCCGAGCAGTCCAGGACGTCGGCCATGGCGTAGCGGGCCATGGTGGCGCAGCGGCGGTCCACCTGCAGCCACCCGTTGCGTTCGTCGGGGGTGTCGTGCTCGAGCTTCCAGATCCAGCCGGCCGCGTCGCCGAGTGCCTTGCGGGCGTCTTCGGCGGCCGGGGACAGCGCGGCGTCGCCGAGCACGGCGGCCGAGGTCTCTTTGAGGCCGTCGCCGTTGGCGGTCAGGGCGGGGTCGGTGAGCTTGACGATCGTGGCGACGTCGATGCACTTGGCCAGCATCGCGTCGTATTCGGCGATGCCGAGGCGGGCCAGCGGCACCAGGTCGGCGGTGTAGCTGAACGCCTCCAGCTCGGCGGCCTCGGCGATGAGGGTGGCCGCGACGGCGCGGTGCTCGGGGTCGTTGGCGTCGAGGTCGATGGCTTCGGCCCAGTCGCCGAGCTGGATGGTCTGGGTGGCGTACTCGG